CCAACTTATGCTGGGTAATGCCGAAGCGCTGGAAGAGGTTCACAAGCGGGGTGGTGCCGTCGGCGTCGACGATCAAACCCTTGACGCCTCCGATGCGCTGGAACTCGTGGGTGAGCTCCAGTTGCTTGCGAGCTTTCTCGATGCGGGCGTTGACCACATCCTGCACGCCCTGCAGCTCGGTACGCGAACCGTAAGCGCGAATGCCCTGGATCTCGTCGGCTGTGATGGTGAAGGTCTGCGGCAGGTGCACGGCGTTGAACGGGATCAGCTCACGCTTGCTGGCGATGACTACGTGGCCGGGCGCGCCGCGTGGCGCTGCTGGAACCAGCGCCAGGACGTCGCCGTCCTTCTCGATCTGCTGGGTAACGCTGAGGCTGCCCTCTTCGTTGTACAGGCCCATCGCGGCGATCTGGCCCGGTACCGGGTGCTCTTCGTTGATGGTTGCAACCAGGTTCGGGACGCTGAACGCCTCGTCTTCAAAAATGGAAATCTCGGCCATGGTGGGCTCCTAGAAATGAAAAACCCCGCAGCGGCGGGGTTCAGGGTTTCGGGTTGTCAGTTGCGTTTAGGGGCGGACCACGATGCCGAGGGCGAGCAGGTCGATTTCTCCGGCCGTGTCGAGGCCGGTGAGCAGGCGCTCGATCACTTCGGCGTCACGCACAATGCCCACGCTACGCTGGGCCTCGGTGGACGCGCCTACCGGAGCCCAAAGGATGGCCGTTACGGTTTCGCTACCATCAGCAGGGTCTGCTTCGGGGTCATAGGGTGCGTAGTGCCCACTGGCAGTCAGCTTGCCCAGCAATTGGCCAGCGGGCAGATCCACGGCGGTCGCGGCCAGCGTGATTTCCTCGCGGCTGCGGGTCCCATTGGCCTCCGAAAGGAGGAATTCGCCGGCGTGGACGCCTTCAGTTTTGATGCTCATTTATGCGCTCCTTTCGAGGCGGTTGGTTTACGGCTGGCATAGATCGCGCCAGGGTCTGCTGCTTTGGCGGATGGGGCGGGTTGGTGATCCGGCGCCGGTGGCTTGTTATCGATTTCGACCTGGCTGCTATTGGCCACGATTTTCTCGAACAACTGGGCCCGAGCCTGGTCAACGTCGACGCCCGCCTGGATGAGCGCTTCGGCCTCATCGGGCAGCTTGGCCAGTACGCAAAGGTCCCGTACCGCCTTGGCACGAACCAGATGCTCCTGGACCACAGCGCGGCTATTGGCGC